TCTTTGGGTAGATAAGACATATTGATGCCTACAATTTGTATGATCTCATCATGCAAGTCCTGTACTAAGTCCTGCTCTCCTTGATATTGGTAATGATTAAAATGTATATTTGCTTTTGACATTAAAGCCTTGGTTGAAATAAATATTAAAATAACTTATATTATTTATCCATTTCTAAAAAGGTGATTCTATGTCTGCACCAGTACCAGTACTTAATTATAAAAATAATCCTAAATTAAAACGTGTTGGACAAGAGATACCTTTCACACGAAATCATGTGGAAGAATATCTAAAGTGTCGAGATGATGTTGTTTACTTTCTTAATAATTATTTTTATATCATTACAATTGACCAAGGTAAACAAATTATTGACTTGTGGGATTATCAAAAAGATATTATTAATTTAGTACATGATAATCGAAATACAATTGTATTATCTGCACGCCAGATTTCAAAAACTACAACTGTTTGTGGATATATTTTACATTATATATTATTCAATAGTTCAAAGAATGTAGCAATTCTGGCAAACTATACAAAGACTGCACGAAAGAGTTTACGTTTAATCAAACAAGCATATGAACACATTCCTTTATGGATGCAACAAGGAGTGATGTCTTGGAATGTGAATTCAATTGAACTTGAAAATGGTTGTATGGTGATGGTCTCAGCTTCGACTGGTGACAGTATTCGTGGTGAAACGATCAATCTATTGTATGTAGATGAGTGCGCATTCGTTGATAACTTTGAAACATTTTGGTCTGCAACCTATCCTACTATCTCTTCTGGTACTTCTTCGAAGGTTGTGATGACTTCAACACCAAAAGGATTGAATCATTTCTACAAGTTTTGGACGGAAGCAGAAGCTAAAGTTAATGACTTTATTCCATATAAAGTCATGTGGTATCAAAGACCAGATCGTAATGAAGAATGGAAGAAAAAAACAATTGCACAGTTTGGAGAAGAAAAGTTTCTTGTTGAACATTGTTGTCAGTTTCTTGGTAGTACAGCAACTTTAATTTCATCAACAAAATTGAAAGAGTTGGCAATCATGAAGCCATCACGAATTCTTGATGACATTAAAATTTATGAAGAAGTTCAAGAAGAACACAATTATGTAATTGTTGCTGATGTATCAAAGGGTAGAGAACAAGACTATTCTGTTTTCTCTGTGATTGATGTTTCAACAAAGCCATTTAAAGTTGTTGCTGTTTATCGTGACAATACAATTCAACCAATTATCTATGCAAGAATCATTCACAATGCGGCACTACAATACAACAAAGCATATGTTCTCGTTGAAGAAAACAATATAGGTTCACAAATTACAGATGTTCTACTTCAAGATTTAGAATATGATCACTTGTTCACCACTGTAAAAAAAGAATTAAAAACTACCTTGTCGAGTGGATTTCAAAAAAGAGCGAAGTATGGTGTAACAACAACACCAAGAATTAAAAGAATTGGCTGTTCGAATTTAAAAATGTTACTTGAGAATGAACAACTTTTAGTGAATGATTCTGATACTATTGGTGAATTTCTAACATTCTCAGTTGATGCAAGGTCTGGTTCATATAAAGCAGAGAATGGTAAACATGATGATTGTGTAATGACTTTAGTTCTTTTTGCTTGGATGTCTGATGAACAATATTTCAAAGATACTTATGATATGAACATTCGAACAAATATTGTAGAAAATGAAAATGAAGAAAATTATTTACCTTTTGGATTTTTGGATGATGGTGTGGAAGAATACGTTCCAGAAGAAGAACGAGATCCGTTTGAAGAAGAAAGAATTGAAATTCTTAAACAAAATGCCTGGTTATTTGAAGGTCTTTAAAACTTCAAAATTGATAAATATTTCTAAATTAATAAAATTAATTATTTTTAATTTATTTTTTTCGTGGTTTACCTTTTAAAATAATTCAAGTTAAAGGAACTGATATGGCAGATTTTACTCTATCTCCAGGAATCGTCACGAATGAGATTGATAAATCCATTCGTCCTGAAAAGCTTATGCTTAGTAGCATTGCAGGAGTAGTTGGACGATTTAACTGGGGACCATCCATGATTCCTACTCTTATTACAAGTGAAAATGAATTTATTAAGCAATTTGGAAAGCCAGTGAATAACAATTATGTTGAATGGTTTAATGTATATAACTTTTTGCAGTACGGTAAAACTGCTAATGTTGTAAGAGTTGTAGATAATGATAGCGCAAGAAATGCTTGTTTTGGATATAACACATATGGACAACAAGTGCTAATTTATAATGATGCCAATTATGCCGAAAGCCTTATTCTAAAAGAAGGTGGTCTTAAAGATCCATCAGATGCCGGAATCAAATTTGGACAAGATACACAATACGGTGCATGGATTGCAAGATATCCCGGTGACCTTGGAAACTCAATCAAAGTTGATATGTGTTTCGCAGATTCACCAGAAGAAAAAATGCCTGTAAATGACATTGGTGCCGAAGTGCTGAATGAGGTATATTTTCAGAAAATTGCTGGTAACAAATACTATGTTAAGTTCCAGCATACATCAATGGGTTCAACAAATCACTATCCACTATTTGGCTCTGGTTCAAATATTTGGATAGGAGACTATGCAATTGAATCAGAGCAGAAAGTTGTAAGCTTTACCTGTGCCGGTTCATCTGCAGGTACTTACAATCTTTTGATTACAGGATTTGATCCTGCTCTTGGACATATCGCATACGTTAATCGTGACGCATATGGAGATGTTCCAACTGTTGATAACATGGGTGTACATGAACTTACAATTGCTGAAGTTATCACCGATATTACAATTCGTGAAAGAAGCAAGTTCAAAGAATTTTCATATGGAGCTCGAAGAAACTCTCCAAATAATTTGATGGGACGTGTTTTCTTTGACAATAATACAGATCGAATTTATGGTAAGAATACTGTATTCAGTGAGCAAGTAGTACTTGGTGATATTCTAATCATCACAGGCCAGCGAGTTGTTGTTTCTGAAATCATCAGCAATACAGAGATTCGTATTGATCGTCCGATCGTTGGTAAAGTTGAAAGTAATAATCCAACATTCTGGTCAAGAGAATGGAAGTATGCACAACTTTATCCAAATGCACCAGCAACATCAAACAATGCAAGAGTAATCAATCAAAACATGAACGGTCATTATTGTGATGAAGTTCATGTGACTGTAATTGATGATGGTGGAGAGGTTACTGGAAATGTTGGACAAGTTCTTGAATCATATGCAAGCCTCTCTGTTGCTAGAGATGGTAGAGATGATTTCGGAGCGCCTACATATTATGTTACTCGAGTAAATAACACATCCGAATGGGTCAAGTGGGCTGCACATCCTCTTGATGGTAAAATGGATAACAACTGGGGTGAAATGACTGCAGGTGGTCGTTTTGTCACCTATCATACAACAAAGAATATCAGTGATTATACAGCACAAAGATTTGCTGGTGGTGACGGTGGAAATCCTACACAAGAAGATGATATTCTCAGAGCGGTTGAATTGTTCAAATCAAAAGAAGATGTTGAAGTTGATTTCTTAGTAACTGGTTGGACATATGTACCAGGACATTTCATTGATTATCGTATTGCAATTTCAAAGATGATTCAAATAGCAGAAGAAAGAAAAGATTGTGTTGTTTGTGTCTCAGGTGATTATGGGCAAATTGCAAGTGGTTTCTCAGATGAAAAATTGATCACAGATCGAATGGTCAATTGGAGAGACGGTGTTTATAATAGTTCATATGCTTTCATGGATGGTAACTTTAAATACCAGTATGATAGTTTCAACGATACATACAGATGGCTTCCACTGTCTGGAGACATTGCTGGTTTGATGGCTCAAACTGATATCAATTATTATCCTTGGTATTCACCAGCTGGATATAATCGTGGACAGATTAAAAATGTTGTGAAACTGTCTTTTAATCCATCACAAGAAGCAAGAGATGAGCAATATCTAAATCAAGTAAATCCAGTAATTACAATTCGTGGTGAAGGTACTTTGTTATTTGGTGATAAGACTATGACCAAAGTTGCAAGTGCATTTGACAGAATCAATGTAAGAAGATTGTTCATTACTGTAAAAGATTTTGTTGTATTCCAAGCAAGAAGAAAGTTGTTTGAATTTAACACACCTTCAACTCGAGCTGAGTTTACAAGACAAATTGAAAATTATCTTGAGAAGATTGTTCAACAACAAGGTTGTAGTGAATACAGAATTGTTTGTGATGAAACAAACAATACAAATGAATTAATTGAAGAAAATAAATTTGTAGCTGATATCTACATTCGCCCAACTTATGTGATTAACTTCATTAAGTTGAATTTCACAGCCGTTGGACAGACGGTTGATTTTAAAGACCTTGGCTTAGATTAATTTAACTAAAGGAGTTACCATGGGAATTAATGTCACTGCACTACGAAATCGGCTAGTCGGAGGTGGTGCAAGACCATCTCTGTTCTTTGCCACAATTTATTTTCCAACTAATGTTCAGGCTGCGCTATCTGATTTAGGATTTGATACACAAGATGTTTCATTCTTTATCAAAGCATCTTCAATTCCTGAAAGTACATTGGGTGAAATTACAAAGACGTTTCTTGGAAGAGATGTCAAGTTACCATCAATTGATCGAACTTTTGCGCCTTGGTCGGTAACGATCTTGAATGATGAGAACTATAAGATCCGTCACTTCTTTGAAGCATGGATTGAATATATCTCACCTGGTGCATCAATCTTTGAAGCACAATCAGGATTCGGTTCAACCGCTGGAGACAATGTATATGGTCAAATGCAAGTACACCAACTACAAAAAGATGGTGGTATTTCAACACTTACTGGTAATCCCGGTGGTCCATATCTTGCTTCATACTATTTCAAGGACTCATTCCCAACTTCAGTAGATCAAATCACATTAAGTTGGGATGATAAAGACACCATTGAAGAATTCACAGTAACATTTGCATATCAGTATTGGGTGAAAAATCCTGCTGGATTGAGTGTAACTGGTAATCAAACAGCAAATCCATTTACTGAAAATGAAAGTAATATGCCATCTGGTGTAGAGGGTGTGAGCTTTGAAACACAATGGACACAACCACAGTCTTGATACATTATTGATAATATAAGTCTGCATCAAGCCTGCATTTAAAACATGCAGGCTTGTTTTGGTTTTACAAATATAATAAATAATGTAAACAATAACAATAAAAATGAGGAGTTTGAATGTCTACATTATTCGGCTGGAAGTTTGAAGAATCCCAAGACCGTTCAGAACAAAATTTACAATCGTTCACCACAGCAGAAAATGATGATGGCTCTACCATTGTAGGTTCTGCTGGTGTTTACGGTACTTATCTCAATCTTGAAACTAACTTTCAAAATGAATCTGACCTGCTTGCAAGATATCGTTCAATGATTATGCAACCAGAATGTGAACTTGCCGTGGATGAAATTGTGAATGAAGCAATTGTTGCAAACCGCAAAGCATATCCTGTTCATATTGACCTTGACAATCTTGAAGATTATTCAGAAATGATTTGTCAGAAAATTTCTGATGAGTTTTATTCTGTTCTTGATATTTTAAATTTTAAATATGTAGGATATGAAATCTTTCGTAGATGGTTTGTTGATGGAAGATTATTCTTTCATGTGATGATTGACGTTGAAAAACCACAACGTGGTATCGTTGAAGCAAGATTGATTGATCCATTCAAAATCAAAAAAGTTCGTCAACGAAAAGGTGCAGATGCAGATCAAAAGATTTCAGTAGGTCCACAAGAAATACAATTGAATCTTGATTTTGAAGAATTCTACATGTATTCTGAAAGTGGTGTATTCACACAAGATTCATATTCACAAAATACGGATCAACGAAATGTGCTTAAAATCGCACCAGAATCAATTGTCTATACTACCAGTGGTCTTTTAGATGAAAGACGCACCACAGTGATTTCCTACCTTCACAAAGCATTCCGTCCACTCAACCAAATACGAATGCTTGAAGATGCATCAATCATTCACCGTTTGAGTCGAGCACCATCAAGAAGAATTTTTTATGTTGATGTAGGAAACTTACCTGCTGCAAAAGCAAGACAATATTTGCAGACACTTAAAGATCAATATCGTAACAAAATGGTGTACGATAGTAAAACTGGAATGTTGCGAGATGATCGCAAATTCCAAACAATGCTTGAAGACTATTGGATGCCAAGAAGAAACGGAAGTGCAACCACCGAAATTGATACCTTGTCAGGAGACGAAGGTGGTTTCACACAACTTGACGAACTTGAATACTTTCAACGTCAGTTGTTCCGTTCGTTAAATGTACCAATTTCAAGAATGCAGCCCGATAGCGGGTTCTCACTTGGCCGTGCCAGTGAGATTAGTCGAGAAGAATATAAGTTTCTAAGATTCGTTGAACGTTTGCGTTCACGTTTCTCAAACTTGTTTGTGGATCTTCTCAAGAAACAATTAATTTTAAAGAATATCATTTCACTTAAACAATGGGATGATATTAAAGATCAAATTCAATTCACATATGACCAAGACAGCAATTTCAATGCACTCAAAAGCCTTGAGGTTCTCACTGAAAAAATGAATGCTCTTCGTGATGCTGAAGAATATCGTGGCAAATATTTCTCTGCAAACTATATTCGCAAAAACATTCTGTTCATGACAGATGAAGAGATTGAAAAGATTGAAGAAGAGATTAGTGAGGAGAAATATGATCCACGATTTGCACCTCAAGAAGGTGAGCCTGGCTTCGGCATGGGCGCAGGTGGAATGGGCGGAGGAGGAATGGGTGGTGACTTGTTCGGTGGCGGTATGGGCGGAGCCGATACTGGCGTTGGACCAACACCAGGTGATGGAATGGTCAATGACTTAGGTGGTGGAGGAGGTGGCGCCAGTGGTGGTGCCGGCGGCTCAACACCTGTAGATAATATAGGAGGTGTATAATGGAAGACGAAATTAAAAATCTAATCAAAAATGTAAATGATGGTAACATGCTTGGTACCAAAGAAAATTTTGATAATATCATTGCAAACAAAATTTATGACCGGCTAGAACAAAGAAAGGAAGAATTGTCACAAACACTTTTTAACCAAGCACCCAAAGATGACAACGAAAACGAAGAATAATTTACTCACTCAGTTAATTAATAACAATACAGAAAACTACTGGGCCGTATCAGAAGCATTCAATCCATTTCGTGATAATATTTTTGATAAGGCCGCAGAAAAGCTTGAAGATTTCACTCTTAAATCAATGAATTCAGGTGCAAATCACCTTGTAAATTTATTGAGCAAAGAAGGCCGACTTTCAAATAAGATGGTTGCAGTTGTTCGACATCATGCTAAACAGGCAAGAAATCTTGATAAATTAATGGCTGACCATATAAAAAATAAAACAAAAGAAGTTGGTAAAAATCGATATAATCCTGATAAAGATAAACTATTAAAAGAATATCAACAACATAAAGGATATCATCTGCAAAGAATAAACGTAGCAAGGACTTTCATCAAAAGACATAGTTCAATTTTCTCTGATGATGTACTAAACATTGCGCAAAATACAGGAGAACTCGAAGCGAGAGATCCGGAAACTGGTGCAAAAAATAAACCAGAAAAAGCAGAAGCTCCGAAAGCACCTACTAAAGAACAAACCGCCGAAGCATTAAAAATCCTTGGTCTCGAAAAAGATCATGGAAAGAAATTTTCAAATGCGAAAAGCTTTGGTGATGATGCTCTAGACCAAGTTCTGACCAGAAGTGCAAGAGATGTAGATTCAATGGTACCGGGACAAGGTGATTATGAAAGAAAGAAATTTGACCGTTACCAAGATAAATTAGACAGACAGGCAGGAAGAGCAAGGTCACCTCAATTGGGCGGAGGAGACGAATGAAATTTTTAACACTCAAAGACGTTCTTGAGGATGCAGATCGAGAAGCGTTTGACCGTAAGCTGAATCAATCTGATGATGATCGTAAAAAAGAAAAAGAAAAAAATGAAGATGAATATTGGGAGATGACTGCTGATATTGCAAAAGAAGTGGAAGATACAATTAAACTTATTAATACTATGATTCGTGAATTAGCGATACTGTATAAAAAATGTGAAAAAGAATATGGAACAAATAAACGAATGCTTCAACAAGGTCTTGGTGAACTTGAAAAAGTAGTTTATAGTGACCGAGGCTCCGCATTTAATATTTTTTCTCTTGCTATTCAAACCTTTCAAGATACATTTAAAAATCCTGAATTAACAAATCGAGAAAAAGTTACTAAAAATAATATTCAATTTTTTGAAGAGCAAGTTCGTGCGTTTCACGATTGTTATATTTTGGCAACACATTTTTGTCAAACATCAATCACTGGTATGTCTGAACCGAAAGCGTTTTATCCATGGATAAAAAGATATGTTCCGATTGCAAAGAAACTTGAAAGTACTTCCGTTTATATGACAAAAACGAAAGGTATGTTCAATTCTGATTATCAGATGGATTCAGGACGAGCAACGGAAAAGATGTTGGCTTTATTTGAAACGTGCCGACAAATGGCTGAAAAAGCTTATGCTGAAAATACAAGTGACGAATGGAGTGACCTAAACGATAAGGGTTATGATGGTTGGAAAGGCTTCATCAATGACCTAAAAAATCGTGATGCATATCCTCAATTCAAAGTTAAGTTTGATAGACTATCAAAGATTGCAAAAAGTTTTAAGGAAATGGAACCTGAAGATGATGAAGATGATGAAGATGATGAAAAGGAAAACTCAGATAATAAAAAACAAAAAGAAGAAAAAAGAAAAGAAACTGGTAAACATGATGCATATGATGAAGGAGCAGATATACAACATGACATCAAATTTGATGATCCAGATAAATTTGGTTCAAAGTTGAGGTCGGTGTTACATTTAAAAGGAGACAAAAAGGTGTCTTATTATTCTGCACTTGAAAAATTGCATAAAGTTGTAACGAATCTTGAACCAAAACTATCACGGGAACAAAAACAAGAAGTATTACAAAAATTTGTTAGTGAAAATATTGATGAATTAATTGAAGTATTATCACAACAAACTTTAAATGAATCATTACCCGGCATTCGTTGGCGTCGAAATAATCGTACAGGTCTCAACAAAGTTGTATTGACTTGTAAAGCAAATGAATACAAAAAATCTCTAAATAGAGATATCACGGTTTCAGGCAAAAAAGTAAAGGACATTATATGTTTGCCAAAGAGTGCAAAGCCCGCTGGTGAACGGATGAAAAACCGAAGGTCAGCGTTAAAACGTTGGAAAACTCTGACTTCAAGACCAGCTAAAAAAGCTAAAGCTCAATGGAAAAAGGCAGAAACTCGTAAACAATCTAAAACAATTAGGAAAGAGTCATGAAACTACTTGTCGAAAATTCTGAAGATATCAAAACTTTAGTTGAATCATCCGATGATGGCAAACGAACGCACTATTTGTCTGGTGTTTTCATGCAAGCGGAAGAAAAGAATCGAAACGGACGTGTTTATCCTGAATCGGTTCTTTCAAAAGAAACTGAAAGATATATCAACGAAAAAGTAAAATCACAAAGAGCATTGGGAGAATTAAATCATCCTGCAGATCCGATGATTAATCTTGAAAGAGTTTCGCATTTAGTGACTGAACTAAATGTTGATGGTAACAATGTTATGGGTAAAGCAAAAGTATTAGATACACCATGTGGTAACATCGTTAAAGGTTTAGTCGATGGTGGAGTTAAATTAGGAGTATCATCTCGAGGTGTTGGATCATTAACTGAAAAAAATGGCATTTCACTTGTAGGTGACGATTATCAATTGGCAGCAATTGATATTGTTTATGATCCTTCTGCACCAAAAGCTTTAGTTGATATGGTTATGGAATCAGTAGATTGGATTTGGAACGAAGAAACAAAATCATTCGTGCGGACACAAGCCGAAATTATTGAAAGCAATTCGACACATCCTAACATGTTAGGTTTTCTGGATACACTGGTTGAAATTAAAAGCGAAATTAAGAATCTACAAGATCGGTATCAAATATTGGATGTACAGAATCGAGAATTGAAGTCTCTTGTTGAAGAACACCAAAAAGATCAACAATCAAAGCGTGAGCTAAAATTGGAACAACTTTTGGAAGAGACAAAAACTTCAATTGAGAAAACTGTAAAGCAAAAACTTCACCAAAAGCGTGAAGAAGAAACCTTAAAACTTTTTGAAGAGTTTATGAACAAAGTTTCAAAAGCTTGAAATATATAAATAAAAGTTAAATGGTAAAAATTAACAAACCTTTCATGAAAAAGGAATCTTATGACTAAACCAGAAATTGAAAAAAAAGTAATGGAGGTCTTGAAAAAAGAACTTCCGGGAGACGCTGATTTTTCAAAGTCAACACCTCTTGGAAGTATTGAGGAAGTCAAAGCCAAGATTGATGGTGGAAGCACAGATGCACTTGTAAAGAAAATTCTGTCTGCCGTTGGTTCAAAAGCTACCGCAACTTCTGTTAGCATCGATGATAAGACAACTGTATCATCATTGGTAAACATGCTTGCTGATGAAATGAATGACGATATGGTTGAAGAAGCAAAGAAGCGAAAAGCCAAGAGAGAAGAAGATAAAGAAAAAGATTTGGCTGAAGCAAAAGATGATGATGATGAGGAAGATGAAGACGATAAGAAAAAGAAGAAAGATGATGACGATGATGATGATGATGAAGATCTTGATGAGGCAAAAAAGAAAAAGGCAAAGAAAGATGATGAAGAAGATCTAGCGGAAGCAAAAGATGATGATGATGATGAGGAAGAAGATGATAAGAAGAAGAAGAAAAAAGATGATGATGATGACGAGGAAAACCTTGATGAAGCAAAGAAAGCCAAAAGAGAAGAAGATAAAAAGAAGGCAAAAGAAGAAATGATGGAAGACATCAACAGCCTCTTTGCATCTGAAGATACTCTAACCGAACAATTTAAAGAGAAGGCTGCATTGATTTTTGAAACTGCACTCAATCGCAGAATTGATCAAGAAGTCGAGATTGTTAAAGAAGAACTCGAAGAGTCCTACAATAACAACTTGAAAGAAGCAGTTGAAGCTCATGCAGAACAATTGCATGAGGAATTGGATAATCTTACAGGTAAGATTGATGAGTATTTGACCTATGTTGCTGAAGAATGGATGAAAGAAAATGAATTGTCTGTTGAAAAAGGTATTCGTACCGAAGTCACTGAGAACTTCATTTCCGGACTAAAGCAATTGTTTGTAGAAAACTATGTTGATGTTCCGGAAGGAAAAGAAGATTTGCTTGAATCTCTTGAAGAGAAGAATGTTGAACTTGAAAATCAAATCAACACTCACCTCAAGCGCAACATGCGATTGAAAAGATCTCTACAAGAAGAGAAAAGAAAAAACATTATTTTCGAAGCGACACAAGAATTGTCACTTGCTGAACGAGAGCAACTTTCTGAATTGGCAGAATCTGTTGATTTTGAAGATGAGCAAGAGTTTGGTAAAAAAGTACAAATTCTAAAAGAACATTATTTTGCAGAAAATGATAGTAGTGCGCAGAAGTCAGATATGATTGAGGATGAGCAACAACAGTCTCAAACATTGACTGAAGATTATCATGCGGAAAAGCAACCTGTATCTGCGATTGACATTTACAAAAACGCAATTTCTAGCTTTAATCGATTTTAAATATAATAAATTACTAAATATAGTAAAATAAGTTATTGTATTTAAAGTATTAAAAAACTAAAAGGAGTAATATGGTACTTAACGAACAAGCAAGTGCAAAATGGCAGCCCATCCTCGAGCATGAGTCATTGCCAAAAATTGACGATAGTTACAGAAAAAGTGTAACTGCCGTTCTTCTTGAGAACCAAGAAAAAATGATGCGAGAGCAAGCATCTCAACGAACAGGATCAGGATTGTTCTTGACCGAGGATCCATTGGGTTCTGGTATGGACATGTCAAACTATCCCGGTGGTGATGGTTTGAACACATTGCCAAATGCTGGTCCATACAGCACAGGACAAGTTCAATATGTTGATCCAGTTTTGATTTCACTTGTAAGAAGAACTATGCCTAAGTTGTTGGCATATGATGTATGTGGTGTTCAGCCTTTGACTGGACCAACCGGATTGATCTTTGCAATGCGTTCACACTACCAAGACGGTGTTGCGGTAACTCCCGGAACTCCTGGAAGAGTAGAAAACGAAGCATTGTTCCATGAAGCAAAAACAGATTGGTCTAACGGTCAAAGCGGTCCAGATGGTACTGCAAGTGGTTTGACTCCGCCTGATTTTACCAAAGGTGGTACTCATGCAAATTACAGTGGCGGTTCTGATCCAACAGACATTTTCTTTAACACTGGATCAAATGTCAATGACGTTACTGGTTTTGGTCTTTCTACCAGCAAGGGTGAAGGAATGAACACTCCAGGTAACGCACCAATGAACGAAATGTCTTTCTCAATTGAGAAGATGTCCGTTTCAGCACAGACCAGAAAGCTTCGAGGACAGTATACTCTTGAAATGGCTCAAGACCTTAAAGTAACTCACGGGTTGAATGCTGAGAGTGAACTTGCAAACATTCTGTCAAACGAAATTTTGGCTGAAGTAAACCGACAAGTTATTCGCACAATTTATGCAGTAGCAAAGCCTGGTTGTGAAAACACAACTAATCCAAAGTTTTTTGACTTGTTGACTGATTCAAATGGACGATGGTCTGTTGAGAAGTTTAAAGGTTTGATGTTCCAATTGGAAGTTGAAGCAAACCAAATTGCAAGAGAGACACGTCGAGGTAAAGGTAACGTAATTATCTGTTCCGCTGATGTATGTTCTGCATTGAACATGGCTGGAATGTTGGATTATTCTTCAAACATGAAAGTGTCTTTGAAGAATGACGAAACAACCGACTTGTTTGCTGGATTGTTGAATGGTCAATTTAAAGTTTACATTGATCCATATTTGCCAATGAATGCACAAAATGCTATGGTAACTGTTGGATACAAAGGAACATCTCCGTATGATTCTGGTGTATTCTATTGCCCATATCAGCCACTGCAAATGCTGAAGGCACAAGATCCTGCAACCTTCACACCAATCATTGGTTTCATGAGCCGTGACGCAATGGTAGCAAATCCATTCTCACAATTGGCTACTGATGGAACACCTATGCGTCTGGTCGGTAACGGTATTGAAATGAACAAGAATGTCTATTACAGAAAGTTCCGAGTTGCTAACTTGAACTAATATCTTAGATATTTTTTAAGACTACAAGGGAGGAGTTTTCACTCCTCCCTTTTTTTGTTTCTTCTTTCCAAAATATAAACATGGACACGAACACTCAAAAAAGTTTATATAGTGATGTAAACAAGATCATCAACAATTACCTAACAAGAAATGAGGACATTTCTGATGATGCTGATCCTGAAATTGAAAAGGCAGAGACAGATGCTAATAAAAAAGGACGAGAAGCAACTGTTGCCAAAATTGCAGCACTCAAGGCGCAAATTCGTGACCTTGAAGCAAAGCTCAATGAAGAAGAAGAGGTTGAAGAAGATAGCCCAGAGCCTGTTGAAGCAGAAGAAAATCCTGTCGGTGGGACACCAAAAGAAGTTACTGAAGATGACAAAGATGGTGGACCTTCTTCAAAAGATTTAATGTGTCAAATTCACCAATCTGTCACAAGTATGATGAAGCAAATTGAAGATAGTGAGAATCTACCTGATTGGGTACATTCAAAGATTGCAGTAGCAAATGACTATGTTGTTAAGGTTGGCTCTTTCCTTGATGCGAAGAACAAAAAAGCAGATGATCAAGGAACAGCACCATCACCTGCAACACCACTCTCGCCAGCACCAGCGGCTGCTGGAATGCCTGCACCAAGCGGAATGCTTCGTAGTGCTTTAGGCGGCGCACCTCCAACACCAGGACCGTACGGACCATAAATGAGAAAAATTAGCAAGTATATGATGGCTTTGATGATCGTTTTAATCATGCCATTTTTTGCTAATGCATCTCATGAAGTCGGGGAAAAATTTGTAGCAAACGGTAGAAATTTTGTCTATATTGATCGTTTCATTTCAAGAGGCAAAATTCTCTATCCGATTTTCTATCAAGTTCGTGAAGACATTTATGCCTATGCTTTGCCGTATGTTGTAGTTGAATTGAAAAACATTTATTATGATGTTGAAATTGCAAAGCGGTTAGGTGTAAGATATACAACCTATGCTGATTTAGGTATTACTTTATTTGAAGTTGACAATCCAACTCAAGTAACCGAAATCATGCGAGAACTTGAAAAAGAACCAATGGCGGAGTATGTTGAACTTGCCTTGGTTGAAGGCTTCTATGAAATTGATGTTCCTGGAATTTGGAACGATAAAAATATTCAATGGTTTGATAAATGGTAATTCATGTCATCATTTCAATCAACTCTTCGTAATTCGTTTGAAACACTTACAACAGATAATATTTGTGATATTGAACATGTAGGTAAACAAGACGGAGACATTCTTGTTTGGGATGCTGAGAGTAATAACTGGAAATTGTATCACGGTTTGTTTTCAAGAATCAAAGCTGCCAGCCTTTTGTGGTATGGCACTTTTGGTTCAAATGGTATACATAAAGTTGTATATGGTGGAGAAGAACGTGAAATGAACATTGACTTTTATGGTGGTAAAGCATATGCTGAGATTCTTGTTTCAAAATCACAAGTGCTAACCGAACCATGGGACAACTGGATTGATGGTGCAAACAAGATGCAAAGTTATAACTTAGCACCGCACAAAGGTCTCAACTATGAGACTGGTGATAGTTCTGCTTGTATTGCACCAGAAATCTGCACAAGTTTACTACTCACCGCAAAAACATCTTACACTGATGGCATCAACCATAATGAAGTCGCCTCAACAACTCATCTATCGACAGCAAATCGTGCTGAGTTTATTGACTACTTCACCGGTCAAATACCAGGCTTTGAACAACTTGATACCTTTGGATTGTATGATACGCATTTAGGATATCGTGCAGGTTCAATTGAAAATGATGAATGGTTGATCAAAGATTCAATTGAAGGTTCAAAGATTGGTGGTCCTCGTTGGGGGTATCGTTCATCTGGTGATGAAAAAGCGGCAAGAGCAGCCAATACAGAGATTTCAGAAAACAATGTACTGTCAATCTGGGTTTCAAACTACTAAGCAACCTTCTGCTCTTCACGATAATGATTCAACATGTTTCTTAAAACATGTTTGCGAAGGTCCTTGTGACCTTTTCTCCAGAAAATAAACATCAAATCTCTTGTTTCTTTTTCATTCTTTTGAATTTCAATTGCAATTTCCTTATCTTCAAATAAACACGTTTTGATCTCTTGTAGAGATAAAATAATCTTTTCAGTAATTACATTTACCTCTGCTTCAACGTTTTTTTGATAGACTTGAATTTCATTGAAGAATTCATCAGGCACTTCAGAAATCCATTCCATATCTTCTTCAATCATTGATATCAATGTTGTACGATACAAATCTTTATTTGTCACTAGCTTATGAATTTTCAGGTACCAATCTGATTTGATTTTTGCACAAACATTGTTGTTCATTTGCACAACAAAACCTTCTGAATTTTCAGGTATTGTTAATTGATCATTTTTGTATTCTTTAATAAGATAAACAAAATCTGAAAAAAATTGACGATGTGAATAAAAATCAATGAGTCCATTTTTGTTGTCAACTGTACCGATATAAATTAATTCTCTTCGGTTACCATAATTAACAACAATTTTATTTTCTGGATAGATGATTTCAAAAACTGGTGTGAGGTTTTCTTCAAGTATTTCAATAATTGCGTTTTGAAAAAACTCATCATATTCATGTAGAATATTTGTTGCTACCTTTGCTTGCTCTGAAGTAAATGAACCTCTTGTTGCGAAATATACAATGCCATTTTGTAGATATGGTATGGCAAGTGAACCATCAACCTTTTCAAATACAGAAACAATATCAGAAGTTGTATATTTTGTTTGTCCCAGATTGTAAAATTTTCTTGGACCTCTTGCAATAATTTGACCATTTTCGACAATAAGACCTCGGCAACTTTCAGTTACTTCATCCCAATGATCTTTGAATTGTGTGTTTTGTGTATAATTGTATATTTTAAGTTCTGGATTATCAGGATGTATTCCTTCATTAATCCATCTGTCTGCGATGTATTGTTCTAAATCATTGAACGGCATAAAGTTCTCCTTATAAAATACTACTATATACAAGAAAGTATAACATAAAACACAACACTTGTCAAGGCAATTGCCATGGATTACATTAATACAAAACTTGGATTGGCGTTTTCTTTATATAAGAATACTGATAAAAAAGAAATTGAAAAAGAATATGGAGATGATATATCCTTTTTTAGTCAGATGATGTGGGGTGATAAAAATGCCCAGCAAAAGATGATGCTAAGAAAGTTATTAACATCATCCAATGATGATAGTGTCGAATAAATTATTTATGTGTCCACCCAATTTGAACTAAATCATGCTCAACCTCTTCAGTGATTTCACCTTCTTTGAAGAGTCCATTATCACCAAATGATGGGTAATAATCGAGGTAGTCTTCATCGTGTTCTGGACCACGAAGGTCGGCGACAACACCACCTGCTTCTCGAAATGAGAATGAGTTTGTTGCACCGGTTTCATCATGCTCCCATAGATGATTGCAGAGGGCACAGTAAAGAGCCTGTGCATATGTTTGGTCTCGTTCAACTTTTGTTCTGATGTGTGATTCGTACATGTGTACTTGTAACAATTTACGCATTCTTTATCCTATAATAAATCCGAGCGGCTCCTGGTAGTCTGTATATAACTGCTCTTTAAGTTTGTCAAGTTCTGCATTTGCATCACTCATCATAGCGTTACCATCCAATTGCACACCACCAGGTAATGTCATGCCTGAGAACTTTGAAAGATTCTGTCCCCATTGTAGTTTAATCATTGCTTTGTAATATTCTTTTAACCATCGGTCATTATAAACGAGTGGATATTCATCCGGATCTAAAACTTTATAGCATTCTAATATAATAAAGTCATTTGGATAAACATCTGCTTTATACTGATTATTCGTAAACTCTGGCTCAAGTTGAATGTCAAGACCTTCTTCTTCGGTTACAAATGTTTTTCCTCTTTCTGTTGTTGTCGTCTTCTCATTCCAATCACGATTACCCCAATGCCAATCAATGAAAAGTTTATTTTGATACCGATTGAATCTTGTATCATGCCTGGGTTTGAGAATCATATCTAATGTTTCACCAAATTCTCGAAACATCACATATGATGTGAGGTCAATCGTTGACCACATTCCTCTTGCACCCTGCAATAATTGATAAATAGGATCGAATACAATATCTGTCTGACCGAATAAAGAATGCGGTACAGGTATCAAACGAACTATTCCAATTACAGAAGAACCATCAATGGGTATGTATTGATTATAGATATCTTCTTCTGTCACCTGATAACGAAGAAAGTCTCTTGTTGTTCCACCAATATTATATTCTTGGAACAATTCTAAAGTATCATCAAGACGATCTTCCATTTGTTCATCAGTGACATTAATATGAAGTACTGGGTGGCCCAAAGCCCGTAATGCCCATTTAATTAAATCTTCTCTGTTTTTGATCATATGAATATTTTTGTATAAGTTTTTGGAATCCACATATAATATTTATATTTTGGAAAACTGTAGATATAAATAAAATAGTATATTTAAAACAATTTCATGTTGTTGAAAAAAAGGATAATTAAATGTCTAACAACTCACAAGTACCTCTAGTTGAAGAGTTTGGTGTTTCCAAAACATTGCTCAGTCAAATATCAAACAGTCCTTACTTTAAAAAATTTGATTCCAAAGTATTCTCAAAAATTCTATTCAAGCCCGGGTATCCTCTCCAATCTGTTGAACTTATTGAACTTCAAGATATATTACAAGAACAAATTCGTAGATTTGGAAATCATACATTCAAAGATGGTTCAATTGTAACTTCTTCTGGTGGAATTGATACTTATGACTGTCGATTATTTGAACTTGATGAATATGCAAATGAAACTCCAAATGTTTCAGAAACAGATGTTATTGTATTTGTAGATCAAACAACTGGCGATCAAATTCAAAAAGCGAAATTTGTATCAATAAAAAGTGCTGAAATAAAGGACGGCATAATTCAAAGAACATTACTTGGTGTTGAGTTTACAGATGGTCTTATTGAATATCCCATTACCGCAGTTGGTGATGTTGCTGTTTTTGTACAAAATATTTCTGGTTCAAATATTGAAAAGATTGGCATACTCAAAACAAAACAATCAAAGAATGGTTTGTATGCTCATATCAAAAATAATACATTTTACATCTCGGGGTATTTCACCAACATTGTAGAACAAAAATATATCTTTGCAATTGATGATGTAACACGAATGAGTGTTGAGGTTGGTGTTGAATTGTTTTGGAAGATTGTAGATGTCCATGATCGAGAGTTTGGTGAACAATTATATGATCCATCTCAATTCTCAGTAAACGATAATACTCCTGGTGCTGACCGTTTAATACTTCAGCTAAGACTTAAATCACATGAGATTGATTATGTACAACAAGAAAAGGATTGGAAATTTGTTCCTCTTTTAAAATATAGTGAAGGTAAAATTGTTTATCGTGTGAAGTATCCTTTTTATAGTGTTCTGGGTGATACGCTTGCTCGTCGAACATATGAAATCAATGGTAACTTTGTTGTTGATCCGTTTAAACTTGAAGTACGTTCAGACCTACCTTTAGAAGGTAAACATTTTTTATCTCAATTTCAAATTACTGGTGATGTAACAACATATACAATTGAAGGTGAAGATACAAATTACCGGTCATTGCAAGTTGAGAATTACTTGATGTTTGATACTGAAATCAATTATAATCGTTTATTACTTATTACTGAAATTGAATCAGATACAAGAATAAAAGTAAGTGATATTCATTACGATCAATTCTTAGATCGAAATAAACCTCAATTGCTCACAGCAGCAAAGATTGGTAACTATATTGAACTTCGTGATGAAAATAAATTGAATTATATTCTATCTGAAGGTAAAGCATATGTAAAAGGTTATCGTTTTGAAACAACTTTCAATACTCGGCTTGAGGATATCAAAGCAAGAAATACTATTGAAACTGATAGTTCAATTCATCCTAATCAACATTATTTTGAATTGTCTGATTTCGCACACACAAAGTTTTCTCTTAAATTTGATCAAATTGAAGAAGTTGATTTACACTGTACAAAAAACTCAAGTTTATATGATTTGGTCATAACTCAAGCTGGCAATTTTTCAGTACCATTACCTATTGCACAAGGTGAGAGAATTCAGATCGATACAAATGGAGCAATTTTTGAAAGTACAGATGGAGATACAAGATATCGGTTAATATCACAAACAAAAAATAATTCAATTGGTATTCCTGCAACAGGAACATACACGATTTCAAATCTCAGTAATGGTGCAACAGGTTCTTATACATTAAGTTCAATTGATTATATTGTGACTACACCTTTTGAACGTGATATGGCAGAAAACTATGCTTCAGAAGTCATGTCAAATTTAATGTTATCTTATCAAGGAAATCCAGATGTAGTATTTCAAACATCAATAGGAACGTTTGATACTCATTTTGCGAATAATGAAATGGTTGTAATTCAAGATGAAGTAACTCAAGAAAAATTTGTAGCTAAGGTGAGCGATGTGCAACCTTTAAGTACATATATGGAAGTACACACTTATTCACCTTTACTTGATTCAACAAATACAT